GCGTCTCCGTCTGTACCTCGATCTCCTCCTCATTGGTAGTGGATTCGATATTCGGCCTTGCGGCGGAACAGTTATACAGCACATGGCGGATCTTCTTTATATCCCCGTCAAACTCGAAGAGCAGCGCAAAGTTTGCGGTCTCCACGTTGGCATTCTCCACCAGCACCTGGTTGGTATCCAAAGACTCCTTCAGCACATCCGTCCGGAAGCTCTCCGGCACCATGGCAAGTTCCAGATCCCCCTCATAGCCCATATTGTTGGAAATGGTATAATAGGCATACCCATCCGCGTAAAAATTGGACGGCTCGCCGTTGGGCTCCAGGGAAAGGGACACTGCGCCCGGCATAGCCACCGGCGTCCCGAATGTGACCTCCCCGTCTTCATCCACCGTAATCAATGCGTAATGCACGTTGCAGATGTTAAATTTTACTTTATTCTTCTTATTTGGCATTTACATTCCCTCCATATCAAAAGAGTACAGGACCTCGTACAACTTTTCGCTGTCGATCCAGGTTTCCGTCTTGTTATAAAAAAGCCCCGCCGCATCAAGCGTATCCTCCACCTTCTGCTCCGAAGCAAGGTCTTTATAGTCCGTATATAGCTCCAGACGCACCTCGCTGATTTTATGGTACACTTTCCCGTCTGCGGAAAAGTTATCACTTCCAGGAAGCAGATAGCAGAGGAACGGCGGCTCCGGGGATTCCCCTTCCGCAAAGTGGTCATAGGCATAGGGGATGCCTATGCTGTCCAAAATGGATAATAATTTTTCCATCTCATCCCTCCAGTGCTTTTCGAATTTCTTCCTCCAACTTTTCGATACCTTTCTGCTCTGCGGAGGCGATGTGCGGTTGTGCCGCCACCCGCCCACCGCTGCGCTTGGCATGTCCGAACTCCAGGAGGTGCGCCAGCTGGTAGCGGTTCCTGGAATGTACCACCACCGTCAGGCTGTCTGATGTTTCCTTCATCTTCTTTACCGCCCAGCTTTTGGCATAATCCCCGGTGTCCTTCGGCGCATGGGAGCGGATATCATCCCTTACTGCATCCCCGGCATTTTTGACTGCCTGCTTCACATCTTCAGCGGCGAGATCCGCATATTCCCCAAGGGTATCCATGATGGCATCCGCAAGGGCATTGACTGAAACATTCTTCTCCATGCTTACCGCCTCACTTTCTGGCATTTGAGCTTTACCGATTTCTTCTTGAAATTTTGGTGGTCAATGCCAAGGATGTTGTATATCCCACCCTTATACACGACTCGGTATTCGTCAGGAGTAACCTCCAACACAGCTTTGCACCACCGGACAGTAAAGTCGGCCTTGGTGTTATCCACCACCATACCGGCTGAGGTGCTCTCATTTGGAGATTCCCCGCTGATAGTGGCATAACAGGAATAGAAATCATCCCATTTGCTGATATGGTTCCCAATGTCATCCACCACAACTGTGTTTTTCTGTATGGTGATCTTCTGATTCAAAAGAGCGATATCCATCAGAATCCCTCCTTCCGGCTCCCGAAAAGCAGTGCCCTAAGCGTCAGGTTTAAAGCATGGTGGTCGGCTTCCTCCCGGTGTTCGTAAAGATATGCCGCCGTGAACATCACGGCAATCTTCCCGTTCGGCGCTGCGGCAAGGTCATCCTCACTGTCCGTGCGGAGGATATCCATGCACTGCTTTACAGCAGCACTGATCATCCCTTCAATCAGGGCATCGTCATCCCCATAATCTACCCGGAGATAATTCTTCATTTCTTCCAGCGTCACCATCTGCATGATCTCCTTCCCAGGAAGCGGCATCCCAATAACCAGAGATGCCGCCGTCATTTATACTCAGAGGGTCACTTAGGCACTGGCCTTCTGCGCCAGCACCTTCACCGCCTCGGAGAGCACAAGCTTCCCGTCCACCCTCTGGAAGCCAAGGAAGCCCACCTGCCCGTTGGCGGCGTACAGTTCGTTCAGCCGCTTGAAGGAACGTCCCTGGCGGTCCGCGATCCAGTAGTAGCTGAAATCACCGAAGGCAATGGTCTTAGCCCCTGCCGCGATCACCGGCATATAGGCGGACGTCTTCATCGGCCTGCCAAGCAGGGTATCCGGCGTACCGGCCACAAGGGATGGCTGCCACAGGTACTGCCCGGTGGAATCCTTCAGCTTGCGCACCGCCTTGATGGTGGAATCGTTCAGCACCCATACCGCTTTCTTGCGGTAAGGGGATTTCAGGGAGTAGAACAGGTCCATCAGCTCATCCGCCGTTACGGCAGTAGAGGAAGCCGCCGTCACCCCGGTCTCCGCGCCGCCGGTGGCCGCAAGGATGCCCAGGGGCTTCCCGGAACCGTCCCCGGTAAAGAACGCATCTTCCTCCTTCGCCCCGATCCTTCTTGCAAACTCCTTCGCAATGTAGGATTCCAGGTCGAAGACGCTGTCATTGAGAAGCTCCTCGGACACCTTGATCATGGTGCCTACTTTGTAAGCCCCGATGGATACCTGGCCGAAGGAATCATCGCTTTCCGTATAAGCCCCTTCCTCATCGATCCAGGACGCCGTTCCTTTTGTTGCCACCACCGGGATCTTCCGGTCACCGCTGGAAGTACGGATCACCTTTGCCAGCTGACGGAACATGTTTTCCTCTTCCAGGGCTTCCACCAGGGTGCGCTCATATTCATCCGGCACCAGATACCCGCCCTCGGAATCCGTCCCTTCCTGCAGGGCATTGACTACCGAGGGGAGGGGAGCTTTGGAGCGCATCATATCCCAGAAGCTGGTACGGTACTCATCGGAAGCACGGCCGATCCTCTCAATGGTCCTGCCGCTCATAGGCTTCCCGGTCAGGGGCTGGTTCACAGGCTTCTTCATCTGTGCGTCCAGCGCTTCAAGGCGCTCCATACGGGAGATTTCCTTCCCAAGGTCGGTGATTTCCTGCTCCATACGGGAATAGGCGGCGTCATCCTCAGCGGACAGCACACCCTTATCGGTCCTGTGGGAATCCAGGAATGCCTTCGCCGCTTCCCACGCCTTTGCCCTTTTTTCTCTCAGTTCTAAAATCGTCATAGCCATGTCCTCCTTAAAATCTCAATAAATCAAGCCGCTCGTAGAGGCTGTCTACGCTGCGGCCTTCCAGTTCGGTTTTCGGTTTCGTTTTGCATTTCGCCGCGATCTTATCCATGAGGGAGTTGACCACGGCGGCTTTGGAATAAAGCATGGTGACTGCTGGCGGATCCATGTCCTCTGGCAGTTCTGTCCTTCCCAGGATCCCATCGGCAAAGCCAAGCTCCACCGCCTTATGGGCATCCATCCAGGTTTTCGCATCCATGAGATGGGAGAGCTTTGCACGGGACAACCCCGTCTTGATCTCATAGGCATTGATGATGGAGTCTTTTACACTGGATAACATCTCAATGGCCTTCTGCATCTCAGCGGAATCTCCCCATGCAACCGTAGCCGGGTTATGCACCATCATCATCCCCACCGGGGAGATCAGCACCTTTGTGCCTGCCATCGCAATGACAGAAGCAGCGCTTGCCGCAATGCCGTCAATCTTGACCGTCACGTCATGGGGATAATCCATCAGCATGTTATAGATCTGGGCTGCCGCCACGCAGTCCCCACCGGGTGAATTGATCCAGACGGTGATATTGCCGGATCCTGCCATCAGTTCCTCTTTAAAAAGAGCCGGCGTGATATCATCATCAAACCAGCTCTCCTCGGCGATGGTGCCGTTTAAGAACAGCGTTCTCTCCACTGTTTTCGTCTGATTCTCCTGGTCCGTCACCGTTCTGTTCTTCCACTTCCAGAACTTCTTCATCGGTTCCTTCCTCCTTTCCAGCCCCAGACGCCGCAAAGATTCCTGCGTCCTTCAGCTTTGTCATATTTCCATTGATCAGGTATAAATCGCCGCCTTCCTCTGCCGGGATGCGGTCCAGGTTTTCCAACTCCCGGATATCGTTGGCGCTCATCCAGCCGTTCTGCCTGCCCACAGCGTAGCCGTTCATGCGGCTTGCATAATCGCCCCGCAGGAGCCCTTCCACGTTGAAGCGGACAAAATACCGCTTTTTCTCATCCGCAGAAAACAGGGTTCTTTGGATGGACTGCTCCCAGCGCACCAGCCAGGGTTCCAGGGTGTATTTCACAAACTCCAGGGACTGCTGCTCAATGTTGGAGAAGCTGGATTTCTCCAAGTCACCGACCATGTGGGGCGGCACCCGGAAGATCCTTGCGATCTCATTGATCTGGAACTTCCTTGTTTCCAGGAACTGCGCCTGCTCCGGCGAGATGGAGATGGGCGTGTATTTCAACCCCTCCTCAAGCACAGCGATCTTGTTGCTGTTTGCCGAGCCCCCCGAACTGACTCATCCAGGAATCCCGCACCCTCTGCGGGTCCTTGATGGTTCCCGGATGCTCCAGCACACCGCTTGGCTGCGCGCCATTTGCAAAAAATTTGGAGCCGTATTCCTCTGTGGCAATGGCAAGGCCGATGGCGTTCTTTGCCATCGCAATGGGGGAGTAGCCCACCAGCCCGTCAAAGCCAAGGCCTGGGATATGTAGCACATCCGAAGGCTTCAGCCGGACAATGCTGCCTTTAGAAATCGGCGCATCATCTGCACTGGTAGTGTATTCGTAATAAAGCTGCCCCTTATCATCCCTGTCCACCGCCATCCGGTCAGGCATCAGGGGATAGAGCGCCATCACCTCNCCGCGNCCATTCCGGATGATCTGCGCATAGGCATTCCCCCATAGGAGAAGGTGCGTCATGAGCGTCTCNCTAAACACGAAGGAACTCATCTCCGGGTTCGGCTCATCATGGAGCAAAAGGTACAGCGGATGGTCAAGGGCTTTCTCCTTGCCGCCGTCCTCCTTATAGCGGTAGAGGTGGAGTGGCAATCCTGCCACAGCCTCCGCCAGAATACGGACGCAGGAATACACCG